CTACTGTAACTGTACGTGCAGCCCAACCACTTCCAGATTCTACTCTTCCGAACGTAGCATCTAAGAATGCGCCGCCATCTCCTCCACGTCTATCAGCTGAGAATGTATCGTTCGTAGCAGAAGTTACACCAGACCAAACTGTTTGCCATGCACCGAAGATCGTTCCAAGAACACCATCTCTTTCAGCCTTGGCAACTACAGCATCATATTGACTATTATCATTAATGATAACATCTGGACGACGTTGCGTTTCAAACCAAGTATCTGACCAAGGGATGATTGCTAAGTCACCTTTATACGTATAAAGATCGAATGGATTTACTGATTCAAAGTGAGAAGCTCTCAATTGTTTTACAAGTGGAAGTTTTTCTTGAATCTTTAGCGTTAGAATATCGCCATTAACTTCATAACCCTTATTGCTTCTACTAATACCACTATCAATAATTTCTAATAAGTTGATCTGGTTCAGAGTTGTGAATGGTCTAAGTTCGCTATTAACTGTGTCAATAGAAGCTTTCCAGTCTAAAGACGATGCATTGCCAACACCTTGACCGTTAAAACCATCGACTAAGAATCCATTCTGAGGACGCTCTAACCCATAACTATCATACGATTTAAGGTTAGCAGTGTTTTGTTCTAAATTAGAAAGAGAAGCGTAGTATTCTAAGTTTTTAATTCTACCTTCAATCTTACCAATATCGCGCATTGTATAACGTTTATTTTCAATCTTTTGAATTTTAACGCCATAGTTAGCAGTGTACGTATAAGGTTCAATATTGAACACAAACAAATCCATAGCGTTATCAGGAGACTTAGGCGCTAATGGATCAGCAGAAGGAGTACCTTCTGTTAGAATATATGAACCAGTATAATCTATAGAAAGTTTATCTATTCTTCCATAGTAATAATCGTATGATACTGTCGTCAATTCTCCATACTTAGGAATAACAGGCGTTGCCCAGAACGGAGAATTTGGAATAACTGCTGGTCTAAAATCGATACAACCAGACTGGAAACGTGAAACTTCTTCAAATTCAATATTAGAAGTTGCATGCGTATATGAATCTACAGAGAAGAAATTTCCAGATGTAGCGTGACTAAAATATTGATACTTAACTACTACTTGAGAAGATTGAAGAGAAGCTTCTGTAGTAGAAATAGAACCAAAAGCATAGTAAGAATTACGTTGGCCATTGTCGAACGTAAACTTGCTAGTTACATTCACTCCAGCAGCAGTAATAGAAACTAATTCAAAAATGTCTGTACGATTTAATGAAACTTTGCCAGCAGTTAGTGTTAAAGTTTCAGTGACTACTGTTAATTGTTTATTACGTGGAGTAGACGCAGATGAACTACCTTCAGCAGGACTCAAACAATATATTACCGTGTAAGCGCCTGTAGACGCACTATTCACTACAAACGTACCCGTATCAGTACCAACACCAAAAACTTCAAAGAATCCAACTGCAGGATTACCGGTGCTTCCAGAAGAAAGTTTTAAATGAGCGCCAGTAGCATTGTTAACCATGATATAGTTTCTATCATCACCTGCGGATTCTAACTTATATCCAGGGTTATACACTACTTGGTTAACAGAGGACCCAGTTACTGATGCTGATCTATAGAATTGATACTTTACATTTGCAGTAGACTTAATTGCATAACGTGGAAGCGCAAACATAGGAGTTAATCGTGAAGGATCATTAATTAATGTACCAACGCGGAATACTTTATTACGACTTGCGTTAAATGCTGAAGCATCGCCGTCTACGACAATAATATTATTACTTGTACGACTGTTAACGCGGAATGCAGATCCACCAATATTAACATAGTCGCCATCTTTTAAATCAGCAAGATAAGTAGAATCAGTTGAAGTTATAGTAGTCAATGATGATACATGTACTGCAGTACTAATTAAACCTGGTAATTCTGTAAGATTTTGCGCTATCTGAGCAGTAAATCTAGTTGCTGGAGCTCCACCAGTCGCAGAATAAATCCATTTTGCATCACGTGCAAAATTATATGTTCCAATCATTTGGATGTCAAACAAGAATAACTTGTATCGCGCAACTGAGTTTACTGTGTCATGATATTGAATCTGATATGCTTTTGCAGTACCAACTTTAGTTCCTGTATTAGTGCCAGCTGTACTGTATTTGTTATACAAATCTAATACAGTGAATGTATTGATATCTGGAAGATAATTAGCACTCTCGATGATAACATAGTTACCAGGACTCGTGTCGATAGCTATAGTCTCTTTTGTAGTAGGAAACGCACGTGACTTATTGAGTGTCAAATACTGCGTAGCAACTTTCTCAATTTCATAACCACGAACATAAGCTTTACCAGGTTCAATTGCAAGACTTAGTTCGTCTGTTAATTCAATTGCACCGGCAATTGTGTTAGGACCTAAATCTTTTCCAAAATTAACACGTGGACTAGAATCTTCTAACCAGTTTAATCCAATTGAGAAAACTCCACTTGATGCAGAAATATGATCTGTAATGCATTTGTAGGTTGTAGTATTGTTTACTAATACTATATCACCTCTAATGTATGCCTGACTAAAAGCCCAAGCACCACGATAGTTATTACGTTTTTCTTTAATTTGAATTGGGAAAGGACGTACACTATAGTCCCCAGATTCGTCAAACGTACGACGTGCTAGTGTCTTTTCTAGTTGTGCATATTCTGTTTTATTGATAAGAAACTGGACTTGGCCATTTTCAAGAACCAACAAAGGAATAAAGTCGTAAGGATCTACTACGGTAGTTACATCTAAAGATGATAGAACTAAGTTGATGTAATAACGTGCAGCACCAGGTGCTGCATAGTTTGGAGAACCCAATGCGTTATCTAGAAGTGATTCGTCATCTTCTGGGTAACGTACTTCTTCTATAACTTTAAGACCAATTTTAGCACTTGGTACAGAACTATACTTTGAAATAACAACAGTTTGCTGGTCTACAAGAACGAAGTTATCTTTGACGTAATACACACCTTTTTCAATAGTTGCTGTCGTGCCAGTACCTAACGCAAAACGTGTAGTACTTCCTGTTACTACGTTTTGACCTACTACTAAATCTTCTCCAAGTGTGCCATCTACGGGAGAAAGAATTTCTCCTATTTTAAATCTTCCAGTAGTTTCTGCATCTTCCGTAGAACCTTTAATATATTTTACAAATAAAGTGTCTGGCTCGCTACTAGTAGCAGTTGCAGCAAGTGATGTTAAAATAACTGCTTCAACTCCAGATGTTTGACCACGATATGTTTTGCCAGTAATGTTACTTAAAACTGTGAAAGTCTTAAGATCAGAAGCAGAAAGAGTAGCTTCAAGTGATACATAAGGCGTATTAGTGTCATAACCAATCTGACCTGGAATGACCATAGCACCATTTTTAAACAAATGATCGCCTTGGCGTTTTATCTGTTGCTGAATAATAGTTTGTAACTGTGTTAATTCACGGGCTTGAACAGCATATCCTGGACGAAACAAAATTCTGTAGAATTTCTTGTCCTCAGAATAGTCGTCGTAGAATGGTTCAATATTAAAGTCTAGTGCCATATTTCTTCTCTTGTGTAATTGATTTTACAAAGAAGAGATACATGTGTATAATGTATCTCTGTATTCATTATTTATAGTGTTTAGAACGTCAGTGAATTGCTAGCAACAATAATCTGTTCATTTGACGCAGCAAATCTTGATCGATTATCTATTGTCAACATTTCGCCAGAAAATTTATTAACATCCGGATCTAATTTAGCTAATGAATTAAACGTTACACTGGCAGAACTATTTGCATAAATTGCATTGGCATTTGGAATGTAATTATCTGAATACGATAATAGTAAAGCAGATTCAGTTGCAGAATAATTTGCATTCTTTTCAACAACTCTAAAGTTATAAGTCTTACCGCCAACTGTATGAGTCATAATCATATCAATAGTAATGTTAGCGAAATTTGTTTGATTCTTAGGACCTATTGCAACAAAGCATGTGCTTGAAACAGATGAACGCACATTTTGGTTTTTACCAAAGATTTTAGGGTTCTTCATAATGCATACTTGACGATAATCATTTGTAGACAAGAAGTCTTTGTTCTTTTCTTTAGAAATTTGTCCATGGAACATAATAGACTTTGCATATAATTCACTTATAGCGTCTTTACCATGTCCACCTTTAGGAGATACTGGCACAGATAAAACTGCCGACGAACTAAACGTTGCGCCAGACAATATCGCTGTTGCACTAGTGTAACCAGAGCCTTCTGTCAAAATATCAATACGCTCAATACCTGTACCATCTATAGAATCTTGAAGAACTGCAACTGCAGTTGCTCCAACACCATCACCAACTATTTGTACTGTAGGCACAGTGTTATATCCAGAACCAGGAGTTATCACTCTCACAGCATGAATAGCACCATCTTTAGCAGTTAATTCTACAGTAGATTGGCGTGATTCGATGTCACCAATGCCAAAGTTTAACA